GCTCAATCTAGTATCGTCTTAGCTTGCGGGGGTCGTCGTAAGACCCCTCGTAGCCGCGTTTTCGGTCGTCGTCCCGAGGGCGGTCGTAGTCCCTATCTCTGTCCCGGTCCCGGCTGGAAACAATAGGTGGACTAAACTAACAGAAACGCGATCAGATGCCTCTTTGAGGTCTAAGGTCGCGTATCGACCAGTGGCGGACCCTAATAGGGCACCGCACTGGTTGGGTTTCTGATTAGTGAAGAAGACATTGAACTTTGAAAGTTCATGTGTCTCCACCAACTCATAAATTGCCTTCCTCAAACCTTGCTGAATCCATTGAAAATCAACGGGTTCACATGATATGAGGCGAGGCCCGCGGGAATCTTTCGGAACAAGTAAAACTTGCGCCGAATGATCCGTATCAGTTATGGAATCGAATCCATGACCAATATCACAGACATGTCCTTGAGATGCGCAGAAATACGCATCAAAAGGATAAACTTCTGTGATTCGATTACTAACATTACGCCACATAAACTTGGCTCCTAGTCGCTCTTTTGTAGAGACGACACCGGGACCATGTCTAGGTGTGATATTATAAGGATCGAACCGCTCGAATAACTCCCAAAGGAGAAGACGAGCTTCGCGAACTATATCAAGTTGAGAAGATTGTTTAAGAATCCAGGAAGGATCTTTAAGATCCTCCCAAGAGACTCGACGTCTTCTGTTCTTGATGCAGTGATCATGCAATGCGCAACGTAATAAAACGTTGGAAGCATCGACACGAATAAGATCATCTTCAGTTTTTTTGAAACTGTCGATGACCTGTTGGGTCTGTGTTTCTGTATAGGGCAATTCATACTTGTAAAACGAGTATAATATTTGCCGTAGTACGCTGACGCATTGTGTGTCAGGGTTATGAAGGACCTCCCCAGTCGGTTGGAGCACACGACTAAAGAACTCACCTAGAAATCTAGGAAGTTCAGAACCATTCATGGTATCAAAACCATGGACGGCTCCTGTTAGTTTTGTGGCACCTGCAAGCGCCTGATCAAGGCACTTGCCCAATCGAGGTAGAGTTTTCGTAAGAAAACTCACTCCTTCATCACGAGCTCGCTGGCGCAGTTTTGCAACTGTTAGCCGGTAAGCCCGAGCGTTGAAGTAACTACTCCAAGACACGTGAGCGTCGTAGAGTAGGTGTTCGATGACTTTTATTTCATCTAGGCTCTTATTGGATACCATAAGGTATTCCTCCTAGAGCATGCACCAACACTACGACTAGAACGAAGAATGATTATGAATAACGGAAAAACCGCTACCACAATCAAGACAAACAGTACTGCCGAATTGATAAGGCACGAAGTTAAGATTCGCGAGCTTGAAACCAAGCTTACGAACCTAGCTACTGCGCATTCTCACCTACTCGATCAGTACCGTTTGTTACGAGGCGCCTTTAAGACCCTGGTTACCACATATTCGTGTGGACAATCAGCGGGGGTTCCGGAAAACTTTGTGTTTCCAGGGACCCAGACGACCTTTCCGCGTTACTAAAGGTATTACTACCTTTAGCAACCGTAGGCCGGTATCTTAAAGACAACTCGCCGGGGAATTTTGCAGTTTCACAACCGCAAAATAGAACCAGAAGAACTATGTACTTGAATTGCATATGCAATTAGGCGACTAGGTTAAACCCTAGATACCGCCGTTTACAAGGACATCAGCACCATTGCCAGTGCAATCGTACAGAATAGTCGTCGACGCGCCTAAAGACGCGACAAACGAAATAAGCTGTGCGAGTACTGCTTTCTGGGCAGTGGACGCAGTTAGATTCCCAATAGGGGAATCCAACACCACGTAGGCAGACGACTTGACATTCAATGTCGTGTCGACTTCGCCCGCCGTTGTTCGATCGAACCTAACCACAGAGCGCCGACGCCGGTTCACACCGGTGCCAGTCTCAATGTGGCTAATGTTCATTCGATTAGGGAGGGCAGGAGTTTCGCTAATCATAGCGAATTCTGTCTTGCGGTCGCCGGTACTCAGCCGAGTAAACTCGACTTCTGTGCCGGCGGCGTTCTTCACTTCGTTCGTATTAAGTGTGTTAGTTAACATGCTTAATGGTCGAGAGCTTGTCGCCCTCGTTTCCGGTATATACCGGACGGGTGATTAAACCCGTTTGCAGGATCAACTCCTGCGGGTTTGGTGGCGTTTCCTTCGCGTTATTGCTAAGGCGACGCCAAGACTAAGCTCTTTCGAGCTCAATCCGCTCCCAGTTAAAAACTGGGAATATGTCGGTAATTGGAGGTCACGACGATAAATCGTTTCCACCAAATCCGGCAGGTACACATACCCTTGGAACTCTGGCGACAGTTCGGAGTTCGCAGCAATGCGAAGTCGAACAGTACGCGAGAACTTCCAGGACCACATGTACCGCGATATGTTAACAGCAGGTTCCAAGTTCAACACTTTTCGTTGATCGAGCCATCGACTAATGTCGACGACCCAATCAATGACAAATGTCCATGGAATGGCGTTCCAGATAATCGCAGGGTTAAGATTAACCCCAAGAGCATCTAGCAGGCCAAGCCACTGAGCATTCTCAGTTTGGAATCGAGTAAACCAAAAGTTATACTCGACTTGAGCATGGAATTCAGCATACTGGTCAGGGATAAATTCCCTGACGCATTTGAAAGAGTTAGCCGGTGATGCATAAGCACCAGTCGAAGCGGATCCATTACCAATGTATCCGTCAAACTGGCCTCCATGCAACTGGTATAACTTTTCTCCAGATGTTTCAGTAGCCTGATTCATCGGAACAAGCAGTTTAAAGTGCTTGATCTGACGTTTCCCCTGCCGTACTAGGAGATCGTTTACACGACTCCGAGTACGCCGTAAAGCGGCATTTAAACCGCTTATATCGGATAGGAGAGGTAGGATGTTAAACTGCGTTTGCAGATAACTATCCGCGCTCACCCCGAGCGACTCAGACATCGTCGGACTAGAGGCAGAAAATCTGCTCCTAATCTGGCGAGCTCCGCTCTTGAGTTTAGGTTTGCGTTTTACAACGCTAGCCAAACCTGAGACGAAGTCCTTAAGTCTGAGGACCGTACGAGGCAAAGATCGAAAGTCTTTAAGCTCTATGAGCGAATTGACTAACGATAATTCTCCGCGAATACCTGGCATCATTGCTCTTAATGAAGCATTGATGTAAGTATCTAAGAGAGGTGGTTTCGGCACAAAGCCGTCCCCTTCCGCCTCGTCCTGAAGTAGGTCTGGAAGATCAGTAAAATGATCTCCCAGGGGCCCGAACGTTGAAAAGGCCAGTCCGCTATACGCTAGTTCATAGGGTGCAGCCATACCG